CTTTAGGGAACTTGACAGTAGAACCTTCGACTCCTCGACGCTGGCGAACCGCTGGAACCAGCATTGCCTTACCTTGGTAGGCTTGCTTGACTTCCGCATCGAACAGAGTAACAAAGGCGTTGGAAAGAGAAACGCTCATTTGGATACCTCGTTTAGTTAATTGATCAGGGTTCTCGCCACGGTAAGCCTGAGAGTCAGGGCCGAATGCTTGCTGGTTAAGCCAGCCAATCTACAGCATCCACTGCGGTTAAGGGTCTGTTACCAGATATGCCTATGTGGACATTATATATATCAGTTCTTAACACCTGTCAACACATTTTGTACTTATTTCCCTTTTTCTTATTACAAGGGCCGCACATAGGCTGAAGATTGGTTATGTCCAAAGAAAGCTCAGGAAAAAACTTACGAGGCTTGATGTGATCAACATTGATTGGGTACTCCCTAGAGTTCTCCCTTCCACATTGCATACACACTAATCCATATAACTCTAAAGCTTTAAGCCTTAACTCTTTCCATTCTTTTGATCTTAGGAATCCATCAGAAGACTTTCTCAGTCTTAAAGCAATCTCATTGTCAGACAGGTTATCCATCTTAGCTTTTAGAGACAGCTTCCTAGATCTTGCTTCTAGACTCCTGATCTGTTGCTTCATATAAATGCCCTATGGTGAATGTTTGAGCAAAGCACAGCCTTACCGTGGTCAAAACCAACAGTTCGCCTGTGCTTCGATGTATGCCCTACGGAGCCATGCCATCGCATCACACTGAACAGACTTGCAGTCATTGCTGACCTACCACCTGGCTCTATTCTTAGCCCACCATCCCCGCTCTGGCTTGCTCGTGTAACAGGGTTATTTAAGGTTCTACCACCGACGTGCCGCATAGTTCCCGAGTCGGGAAAGCAAAAACCCTCTGGTTCCAGCTTTCCACATTGCGGCGTGTCCCAAAAGGGATAGAAAGCTAGAGCCAAAGGGTTCTAAATGTCTTGCCGCAATGCTTGACGGGGTTGAGTATAGGCGAAAAAAAGCCCCCACGCAAGTAGGGGCAAAGGGCAACTGCTTGCCTTGGAGATCTTATCGGAATGTTGCTTGGAACATCTTCTCGACCTTCTGGCGGTAGGCAGGATCAGTCTTGTACTTAGGATCTTGCACCATTTGGTACAGCTCATCCTTAGAAGCCGCACCAGGCAGGGGTGCTGACTCGATTGGGATTCGACCTTCGTAGGACTCCCGAACCTTCATTAAGGCACGGATACCCCTAGCTGTACCACCCATGATCTTGAACTCTTCAAAGTCATCTGGTGACCAGACTCCCTTGTTAACCAGTCCTCTAGCCCAGTTCACCATGCCGTCTACCATGGCTTTCCCATTGGGGCCAAGGGCTTTAAGTTCCTGAGCTGGGTCTACCATATCCCCGCCCATGATCTCTTGAGCCTGAGTCTGTAGGTTGTTGACCAAGTCGTCAAAAGCCGCCTGAGACAGCCCATTGTCCTTTGCCCAACCAGTCAGGGTGTTAGCCATGGGGTTGTCTTCAGCATTGTCGCCAAAGGCTTTGGTATCGTACTTTCCATCTGCTGGCGCTTTGTGCTTGCCTTGGCTGATTTGCTTACGCAAGTCTGACCAGCTTTTGGCAATGCCTTCCAGATCAGGCTCGTTGGAGTCTTTCTTCCAGAAGTTCTCAGGCCAGAAGTCAGGCCGCTCTAGGGGTTCATCACCGCCTGTAGGGGCTGTACTGGTTGCCGCAGTGGTGTCAGATCGGTGGTTAATCTCTACGGCTTGTGGGTTTGATGGAGTGCTTTCATCAGTCACTTGCACATTGTCCAATAGGCCGCTGGATGCGGGTTGGTCAGTTGTTGCTTCAGTGGTCAAATTTTCCTCGCTTGGTTAATCCGTGCTTCAATTTCCCTCACCACCGTCCTCTGCCCTTCGGCAAAATAGGCGTGTGAAGAGTCAGTACCTGGCACGGCAACAGGCACATTCACATACATATCCTTGAGCCACTGGAGCAGCTTTAAGCCGTCCTCAGTGCCAAAGACACGCAGGGTAAGTCTGGCAAGGTCTTCCCTCTTTTGCTCGACTTCCCTGACATCGGTAGGCTGGCCTATAGCCTCTAGCTCTTCCCAAGACATTAAGCTGGCGCTCCTGCTGGCGCTGGCAAGGCTCCCTGAGCCTGCATTGCCATCTGTTGTTGCATAGCCATAGCCTGTTGCATTTGTTGCGCTTGCATGTCTTCCATCAGCACAGCACGTTCAGCCGCTGTGTTCCTGACAGCCGCTGGCACACCCAGCTTGTCAGCCAAGTAGTCCACCAGCACATCGTTCTTGATAGCCAATTGACCATCTGTACCCAGTCCTTGGGCGATTTGCATGAACTGCATGATGGAGTTGACCTCTTCCATGTTTTGCGCCATAGCTAATGGAGCCACAGGCACAACCTTAACCTCCAACCCATTGACCCGCAAAGGCATGTCAATCAGTCCACGCTCGTCCATGACCTCTAGGATCTTGGCAACCAGCGGGATCATGGTTTCATTGATCAGACGACCAAAGGCTGAACCCAAGTTCTGAGCCAGTTCCTTCATGCGCTCCACGATCTCAGTGGCAGATCGGGCGCTCATGTTGTCTGGTGGCAAGGATTCATCCAGCAAGATGCGCTTGATGTTCTGAACCATGTCATTGATGATCAACTGGCTGACGTTGAAGTCACCTGATCTTGGCAATGGTTGCAGGGCAGCGCCTTGTGGCCCACCGTTTCGAGCCACTGGAATGATCGCACCAGGGACAATCTTGACAGTGTTGGGGTTTAACACGCCATCGTCTGCCGCTGTATATACGCCAGCCACAGCCAAGGATGCGTTCTTGAGCAACAACTCTTTGGTCTTGTTCAGCGTCTTAATGTCGGGCAGGGCGGTAATCAATGGCCCACGACCATAGATCTCACCAGCCACCTTCATGTAGCGGCTGATCACCCATGGCGACATCTTACGGCGGCGGTAGACAATCTCGTTCTTGCTGACACGGTCAATCACATGGTAGCAATAGTCACCACGGTTTGCGTCATAGATGGTTGCCTCCAACAGTTCGATCTCATCTGTTGGCTTGTTCTCAATGCGTCTAGCCATCTCTTCTGGGATCTCGGCATCAGGCCACTGGCGCTGGATAGCCTCGCCCTTCATACGCATACGGCGGTAGACGTTGTCCACCTGACCATTTGCACCCTCTTCGTAGCTTACCAAGAACAGTGGCACAGGGATGAAGTTGATTGGATTGACATCGTCACCAGGCTGAACCATCATGCAGGCCGTACCCACAGCCAAGTCCAGCAAGAATTCACCAATGGCAATGTCAAAGTTTGACTGCTTGAGGACGGTGAACATCTCATCTGAGTACTGGTCAAAGATAGCCTGAGCCTGAGCCTTCTTCTCAAACGGAATCTGGCTACCAGCTTCTAGCTTGGCCCACTTGCGCTGAGGTGGAAACACGACAGACTGCAATCGATTGGCAAACCGCTGGGTAGAGTTGATAGCAGTAGAGTCAAAGACACGTTGCATCTTCTTGGAGCCAACAGCGCCGCCTTCCCAAACACCGTATAGCTGGCGCTGGGGCAAGGCAAACTCATATGCATCTTGATAGAGTTGCTGGAATTCGTCCTTCTTTGTCTGCGCTATTTGCTGGCGCTTCAAGATTTGCTCAGGACTGAGGCGCATCCCGCCTGGTGCTTTTTTATCGTATTCCATGATTTCCCTTTATTCGTACCATTCCAATGTCATAAATGCGGCATGACTTGTGCCATTCACGTTTGTCAAACGGAACAAGTAGTTCGTCAATGGCTTCAGTACATATTCCAATGAGCCAGCAGTACCACCACCAGATTTCTTGCCAGAACCTCCAGGAATAATCTGTGCATCAATCTCTGTACCAACTGATGTAACTGTTGGGTTGATCACCATTGCTACTTGGCTTGGATTGCTGACGGCGTAGTTGCGGTTGCGGTTGATTGGCGTGAATGCTGTTCCACCAGTGGTAGATGCGCCTTCATAGATGTACAGCTCTGCGTCCCCAAGACACATTGCTTCCACAGTCAAATGTGGAAACACGCCAGATGGTGAAGCCAACACAATGTTAATGCTTGCATTGTCTGCCAATGGTGCTGAGTCAGGCGCAAGCTTGTACGCAAAATAACCACGACCATCATGGTTGCGCTGGTGGTTAACGTCAACCATAATTACAGGCGCATCAGCGCCAGCAATTACTTGCTCCCCATCGTTGTTCTTGTGGGTCAGCGCAACAAACTGCGCCTTCTGGTTTTGTGACTCACGATTAACTAACAGGGTTGCCATTATTTGCTCTTCTGTTTCATGCCAGCTTCAGACATGGCAATAGCCACAGCCTGCTTTTGGTTGGTTACCTTGTCGCCGCTTGAGCTTTTGAGCTTGCCAGCTTTGTACTCACGCATGACCTTGGCGACCTTGTCTTGCATTTTTGTCTTGCTGTCTTTCATGGTTTAGTCCTCGTCTTCCATCTTGTATTTGCTCAACAAACTGCGACCCTTTGCCGCCAGTCTTGCCGCAGATGCGGCGGTGCGTGGCACTGGTTCACCCCAAGCGTTTGCTGCTAGCGCCAATCTGGTTGGCTTTCCGTTGTCATCCACCAGTGGCCCACTTGGGTTGGTGTAGAAGCGAGTTAGGAAAGAGCCTTTGCGTCTAGCTTTCTCACCGCTTGGCGAAGACTCTTTGACACCAGCTTGCAGATTCTTGCTTTCACCAGAACGCTCAAACTTGCGCCGTCCAGCTTCCGTCAATCCACCTTCTGGGTCTTCGTACTTGCTCACTTGTTGTCCTTTGCCGCCGCCATGTTGTCCACCAAGTTGGGATATGGTCTACCAGACTTGGCAGCACGGCGCATGGCGTTGCGTTTTTCTACTGGAGAGAGCGGCTTTGACTTACCCAAGTCTTTTGGTCTTGGCTTATCCCATACTTCTTTCATGGTGTCGCTCCTCCAAGTAGTGGGCGTGTGGCTTTGCGAGATACAGCACCCAGCTTGGCAGCACGGCGCTCACCAACTTCACGCTTGAGTGTTTGTTCTGCTTGAGTTTTTCGTGCTTCGAACTGTGAAGAGTCAAACTCACCAATGTTTGGGATCTCTGGTGCTGGTTCAGTGAACTTACCAGGTGATGTTGGTGCAACTGGCTCTTTGTCTGTCATCAATGGCTTGGCAATTACTTTGCTTGTGCCTCGAAAACCAGCTTCATATGGCCCAACAACATATTCAAAGCCATAGTTTTTTGCGTTGTCAGTTAACTCGGTCAGACCAATTCGTTTTCCATTTGTTTCAAAATAAATTTTTCCATATTTGTCTCTTGGCAGTTCCATTACCCGCTCTTGGGTAGCGGCAACTTTATCCAAATATTTAGTAATCTCACTTGAATACTTGGTCATGCCTTCGTTGTAGGCAGAGAGCTGATCTAGGTAGGAGCCATACTTGGTGTCGTATGCTTTCTTGGCTACATTAAATGCGCTTTCTTTTTCAGCAGCTTGAGCGGAGTATTCAGAAAACTGGCTTTCGTATTCACCAGTGATGCCAGCGATTTCTTGCTGGTATTGTTTAGCCAGACGATCGATGTCTGACGTAGCACGGCGTACAGCCCTTTTTTTCTGGTAACTGGTAGCCATTACTGCACCGTCATTCCAGAGCCAAGGGTAGTCATGCCAAGACCAAGCTCAGAATCCATGCGCTCTTTAGATAACAGGGAGCGGCGACCACCACGAGTGCGAGCTTTCAGTGCAGATGCTTCAGAAGCGGCGGCTTTGCGGCGTTCTTCTTCAGCAGCGGCTTGCACTTCCTTAGCTTTTGTTTCCATGGCGGCTTTGTTTTCGCCGTATTGCAACTGAGCCGCATTAAACTGATCTCTAGCAAGTTTGGCTTGCTGCTCAAGTGAAGCGCCTTGCTTGGCGTATTCAGTTGTTTGCTTTGCCAGCTCAGCCCGCATAGCTTCAGCATCAGATTGCTGTTGCATCAATGCTTTTTCTTGGTTGCGTTCTGCACTTCGTCTAGCTCGTCTAGATTCATCTGCTGTGTAAATGCTTCCTCCAACGATAGCTAATGCAATTAATGGCATGGTTAACTCCTTATTAAGACTTCGTCAATTTTTTCAACATCAGTTTCGTCAGTGGCGTGGATGCAATACCACACACTGTCCGTCACCCCAATGATTTCATGGTTCTTGCCAGCTTCAATGTTGATGCAAGCTGGCGCATGGTACTCAGTTTCGACCCCATCGACTTTTACCACAACACAACCTTCAGCCAAAATGCTCATGTGGTCGTAGGTATGCTTGTGCTGAGTAGCACAGTAATTTTCTGGTATGCGGATCTCCTTGGCGTACAGGCCAGCAGAGAAAAAATGCTTGATCAGGTCATCCATGAGGCGATTCTATGCGCTCCATGACCAAAAGCAATACTATGATATCAATCTGATAGCTTATGAGAACACATCAAAGTCGGTATTGGCGTTCATGAGCTGACCCAAGGGCCGTGCGCCGTAGGTTGGACTGCGGGTCATGCGGTTGTATTCACCCCCGCCCAGCATCAAATACCCAAAGGAATCACCGATGTGCGAGTGTTCGTTCTTGTTTGGCGCATCTCGGAACCGCTCGTGGCCTGCGCCGACAGCAATGCGTTTAAAGTGATATCCACCTGCTAGCGCCTTGCGTAAAAGCTTGCATTCTCGGTTGACAATCAGCCCAGGTTTGCCATTTATCAACCTTTGCATGGGTGCGGCAGATGCTTCTCGGCGCACTTTGAAGTCGTTGCTAGCAGTTGGCTGGGCTTTTAGGCCAAGGGTTCGCAGGAAATCAAAGGCTGTCACCTCGTAGATAGCATCTCGTGCCATACCAGCGGGGTCACCCCAGATCATTACTTGGTGATTGGGGTATCTGGCGTTCAATTCAGCTAGCAATTGAGTGCCGAACCGCTCCAAACCCATGTCAAAAGTGACAATTTCTTGGTGGATGATCCATCTTCCGTTGGGCAAACGCTGTCCAATGGTGGCTGCTGGGGTCAAACCAAAGTCCAATCCCACTTGAATCGGCACGGTCATGTCGATTTCGGTGTCTCCAGACATGGTGCTGTCTTCGTACTCAGGCCATACTGGTCTACCTTCTTGGACGTAGGTGTACTCGCCACCCGCATAGCACTTGATCCAGTCTAGATTCTTGCCGCCCAGCATCTGGAGGTAGTAGCCAGCGGGTAGATTGTTGATGTTTTCGGCTTTTGGGTTGATCTTCCACCACTTGCCAGCACTGAAAATGTGATCATTGGCCTCTGGGAACTCAGGCAGATCATCGCTGTTGACCTCGGTCACGCCACCTGGCTGTCTCCAGAACTTCCAAGCAAACTTGCCTGTCAGCTTTTCCTTCTCAGCCATGCGATGCCACCAATGGTCATCATCCATGGGGTTGGTATCCATCCAGATGCCAGACCAAGACGCACCGCCATCCCGCTTAGTTGGGTATCGTCCGACACGGTGGGTCAATCCGTCAATTACAGCCTTGGGCAACTCCCTTGCCTCATTGACCCAAGCGCCAGTCAACTCCAAAGACAGCAGTTTTCGGACATCTTTTGGTTGATCAAGAGCCAAGAAGATTACTTCGCAGTCAATACCAGCGGCATCCCCACGAGCAGGCAGTCGGATGTGGTGGGTAATAGGCGGTGTCCACAGCATCGGGCCAAATGTGCCTTCTGGAAACAGATCCAGCCACGTTTTGATGGTGGTGGTCTTCAGCATGGGGTAGCTATTCCTGACCACAGCCCAGCGTGAGTACCTGATTCCGTCAACAGGACTGGGCGCTTGCTGGACAGCCTTGACCATAATCTTGGCAGCACAGCCATAGGACTTGCCACTGCCCACTGGCCCCATGATTCCTTGGACAAAGTCGTTGTTCTGGATGAAGTCGTAGATTACAGGCGACTTGCTGAAGTCCAAATCAATGCCAGCCATCGGCACTGCCTTGGAACTCTGCTCTTTATGTTTTGTCATTCAATGTCCTGCACATCGGGTGCTTTCATATTGATGCCAATGACAGACGGCTTTTGTCCATCATCTGGGGTATCGAGCAGACCAGAAGCTTTAGCCAAAATACGCAGCACTTGAACTTTGTCAAACAGTTCAATGTCAATGACTGCGTTTCCTTCTTTGTCTACTCGTTGGCTGATCTTCTTGATTGATTGCAGTGCATGTTCGGGAATCTTAGAGCTGGCTTTGACTCGCACATTGCCAGAGTCATCCCACTCCATGATGTCAGTGATCTTGGTGTTAGCCATAGTGAGCAGGCTATAAGCCACAGCTTCACGGTTGGCAACGATTGTTTGTGAGCGTTCAATACGCTGGACGACATTACGGACACCACCCCATCCTTTTACGGAGGGGTAAGTGCCGTTTGTCTTCTTTTCAACCTTTTCTGCTGCCATATTTTTCAATCAACTTAGACCAGATTAACCCACCGCCAATCTTTGCAACAAATTGCAGTAGAACAATTTCAAGCATCAAGCCGCCAAAAGCAATAGTTGGAAAAACAATAGAGTCAACGGCAGATCCAGCAATATTTGATCCATTGACACGAATCATCCAATCTTTGTTTTTCAAATATTGATAGACCAATGTGTCAGCAACCATAGACAAACTAAAAGCTGCCAGTGATGCAAATGCAATCATGCCTGTAGCTGGATTGATGGCATAAGACACAACGCTGGCAGTAGCAATCAAGCCGCCCATTTTTATTGGCAATTTGTCACCTTCCCATAGATCATGCAATTTATCTCGCAAAGACAAATCCAAGCCAATCAAGACAAACGCATTGATCAAACTAAACCATGGGCCAAGCCAAGCCACCAATAAATTAGCAGTAACCAATGCCGCAATGTAAATTCCTGCGTAAATCACAATAAAACACCTTGTTCAACTTGATGAAATCCCCACACTGCTGGTGCATTGTGAGCCTCAATTCTGCTTCTCATAACTTGCGCCCTGGCTTCTTTGGTAGGTGGTGGGTAATTTCCATGTTTCCACTTTCCATCCATTCCGACATTGCGAGCTATGTTGGTTGAATCAGCAGGCGCAAATGGTAATTTTGTGAAGATTGATGGATCAAGCATTCGTAAACCATGCAGTTTGCAGCATGGTCTACCTTGCTCATCACAAATTACCCTCATTGCCTGACCAATTTTTGACCACCACTGAAAGGTTCCAATTGTTGAGAACTCGCCAGAGCTGCCAATGCAGACACGCACATAAGTGTTTGCCAGTTGTTCAAGTCTTTCTAAAGACTCGTGCATATGCCAAACTGGTGCGCCAAACCATAATGGCAAAGGGTTATCACGCAACAACGCATCATTGTCATCTTCAGTTCCATCAATGACATCAGGCAATACAGCAAAATCGCAAGATGGAACTTTCTTTAGATTCAATGCCCAGTCATAGAACGGTTGCCAGTCAGAGATTGGGTTTCCTGACTTCCATGCACTAAATGCGCCATTGTCAATAGCAAATGACTGAGCGACATCTATTGCAGTTGACAACTGTTCTGGATGGGCAAATGATACAAACGCATGACCAGCCTGTACAGCATAGTTAGCGACTGTTGTTGGCGTGATTGGCAATCCGTGATAGTGGATCATCAATAGCAGTTGGTATTGCAGTTGTTGCCATAACAGCAAGTGGTGCAAGTGACGTATCTACCATTAGAAGAATAGGTATGGGTCACGCAAGATGCCCAGACGGTGAAAGTAGAGGCAACTAACCAGATGCCAATCAAAGCTTTTTTCATGTGAGTCTCCGTGTTGATCAGAAAGGAATGTCGTCATCCATATCAGCAAAGCTCTTAGATACAGGTTTCTGTACAAGAGCAGGCTTCTTGGATTCGTAACCGCCAGATTGTTGTTCAACAGGAGCGCCAAGCTTCAAGCTGAACCAGACGTTGCCAGTCTTGTCATCAACATTGCGCCATGCCGACAACCAGTACTGTTGACCAGATTGGTCTGTCCACTTGCCTGTGAGATCAGGATGTGAATCTTTTTCTTTGCGGGTATTTTTACGCAGGTTACCACCTGCTTTTGGTGCATCCATCTGTTTATCTCCTTTGATGCGTTACAAAATTGTTGGCAGTACCAACACGGCTGGGGACTGTTCAGGTGGTCTAGGGCTTCTTCTCTCCCCACCTACAGCGTAGCATCCTTTCGGTCTGGCCCACCGCAATCTCCATGCGTGTTGAGGGTGCGCTAACACCCCACAACTCGTCTCTGCTCTAACAGAGAAGTTTTCAACAACTAAGTCTCAACGAATCTATGCTATCACAGTGCGATCATTGCAGACAACAATTATTTGTGGCATAGTTCAGCACATGGGGCCATCACTCAGCCCTTCAGACGGCAGGCAGCATACCAACTGAGATAAACGTACCGAATCCATTGGGACTTCTAGTAGCCAGACAGCGAACGGGGCCACACAGGTGGAGCCAACAACTAACAACTGTTGGTCAGGTTAGATAAACAAGGTGCTGCATCCATTTATGGATACTTTCACTTTTTTTAGTGAGTGCCATAGTTCGTCTGCTAATCAGGTTTTGTCCACAGGACAATAAACGCAACCTCTGCCAACAAGCATTCCTGCCAAACAGCAATTAGCTACGGCTACGAAAAACAGGGAAAAATTCATCAAGGCCCCCCTCGATACAGCCAGCGGGTGGGGGGGCAAAGGGTCGTCTTTAGTGCTGTAGTATTACTGCGCTCTGCTGGCAGTATGCGCTAAATGTGCCTAATGACTAGGGTCAAACTGTAGTAACACCTGCTTGATACAATGTCCATTATGTTAACCAACCAGGGCTATTGTGTACTTAAGCAAGCATCTTTGCCAGTATGCGCTCGATGTCTTCAAGTGTTGCATTCTTGCCAGCCTCTTGCTCTGCAATGCTGAACAGTTCATTACCTACTGCTTTCCTAATTGCTTCTAATTGACTTTCTCTATCATCTTTTACTAGTTGATAGCCTGGCTGCATTGATTCCAGTTTGCTAATCTTCTTGCTGGTTACTGTTCTTGTCTTCTTGTTCATGTCTTCTCCTTTTGCTCCTGTTGTAAGTACTTGATTTTGTTCAAGATATGGTGCTGACTCTCCGCTGATTGCGATGATGTCTTCCAGCTTCAGATCATTAAAGATGATTTGCCTTGTATGCGCTCGTTCTCCAGCAAATCCATGATAAAGAACCCTCATGTACCCTTTGGCAATGAGTGATCTGGTTAGCACCGCTGTTCTGTTTAGACTGATTTTGAAATGCCCAGCAATGCGCTGCAGACCAACCCAAGTTAATCCTCCTCTGTTTGAGTAGGCGCAAAACATCATCAGAACCCGCAATTCCATGTTGGTCAATGTGCGGTCTGTGATTGCTCTAATTGGAACCACAGAGAATTGGCGCTGGTCTGGTTGCTGTTCTTTCTTGTAGATTCTGGGTTTTCTAGGGAGCTTGATTGTTTCCATGCTTCGATTATGCACAGACATGAAAAAAGACCCCGAAGGGTCTTCTAAGTGGCTTTGCTGGCTGTCAGTACCTTATTGCGCCCTTGTTGGCTAGTCTTTGGGCATTCTTGATCTTGTTGACTGATGCGCTGATGGTGCTTTGGGCGCATTCTATGAACCGAGAAGCTTCTGTCTGCTTCATGCCTTGCACAAGTACCGCATAAGCTCCTCTGCTGGCTTTGCTACCCATCTTCAAACCAGCAAGCTCATGCAAGGCAAAGAATTGATCGGGCTTCATGCTTGATCCTCTGGGAGATAAGCTTCCAAGACTTCTGCTGGAATCTTCTTTACAAGCTCTTCAATGGAAGTCAAATCGCAATCTCTAACATCTTGCATAATTTGATTCAATACATTGTCAATAAGTTTTTGGTTCATGTTGTCTCCTTATCTACAAAATCCAATGCTTCTTGCAATGAGTCAAATTGCCCAATGCACTCAAAATTGACCTCGTCATCAATGTAAACACAGACAGTGAATTGCTCACCGCCAACCTCTCGGCGGTCTGGGTCTGGATAATCACACCAAAGCTTGTAAGCAACCTCTCCAAATTGTTTAACAAAGCTTGGGCAAATGTCGTTGTGCCATGAGACATCAACCCAACCAGCGGGCAAGCTCAATAGCAAATCATAGTCTGGGAATTCTGTCTTGTAATTGCTCATGTTGTCTCCTTAGTGTGCTTTGTAAGATATGGTTTTTGTTGTCCAGCATTCACGACAGTCTAGGCATTTGCCTTGCTGGTTCGGTGCATTGCAGACTGTGCCAATTGGCTTGGCAGTGTGAACATTAGAAATTGCAATATTGGCAATGCCTTGCAAGCTTGCTGGCACATTGACCGCCTTGTCAACATACATTGCAGACAAGCGCACAATCAAGTTCTTAGGCAATGCCCCATGCTTCTCAATATATTGCTTGATCATTGAATATTCCCTTGTTGGCAACCAATGCTGGCAATGTGGGGTTTGTTGTGCAACCTCTGCAATCTTCTCAAGATGCCAAAGCCCTTGCAGATCTCCAGAGTCATGCCAGCGAAAATATGGATCTGCTCCAATGCTGGCAACCATTGAATCAACCCAGAATGCATCATTCAGACTATCAAGCCTTGCGTGCTGTGCTGGTTCTATGTTGTTTGCATATTGCAGATAATTACCCTTGTTTGCATAGCACATAGAACAGATCGATCCAGCAATTTTTGCCATCTTGAATCCTGTTATGCAAGCCACAGTAGGCAATGAATAAGACTTGCAAGGCATCTTGCTGGTCTGAGTCAATCCAGCATTGATTGTGTGAGCTTCTTTCTTGAGCATGATGGTTTTCATATCAACCCCACAATGCCAAAATGACCAGCAAACAGACTTGGGCAATTGCACAAGTCACAACGACATAAATATCTTGTTTGTCCATCTTCAATTCTCCTTAGTAGGTAGGTTTTTGAGATTTATCGGGGCTTGATTGCCTTCGATGCACAGAATTTATAGGTTATTGATGCAATACATATATAGGGGAAACCCTAGGTTATGCAATTAATCGTTGACTTGTTGTCAGAATGCCTAAAGCACTGTTTATGTGCTGGTTTTCTCATGCCTTGCTCTGTCTGTGCTTCTTGCTGGCTGATGCCATTGAGCAAAACTACTTAATGGCCCATCTACCTGGCCATTTGCAAAACCCTCATGTTGGGGCCATGAAATTATTTCCCAGAATTTAGCGCCAGCGATTTGACAAATTTGTCTGGCAATTTCATGCGTTTTCGGTTGGCTTGTCCTGGCGCATGATCGACAAGAACTCATCTTTCAAGCCAGCATAAAAGGCATACGGATCTGCTTCCAGCTCCTGCACACGCCACCATGCATGGCGCTTGAATGCTGGCATCCGTGCCATCGTCACCAAGTGATCCAGCGTTGCTTGGTAATGCTGAGGATCAACCTCTTTCATCAGCATCTTGCATCCACACCAACACATTGGCAAACACCAACAGCGTACCAATGGCAATGGCTGCGCCTATAAACAAACACAGAATAGTGGCAATCATGCTTCTTCCCCCCATCGTTCACATATATCCATGAGCGTCTTGCTTCTCTTTTTCTTTTGACAAATTTCACTAAGTTGTTTTTTCTTGGCCTTGGCCTGTAGTTGTGCTGTGGTCAAAGGCTTTGGTAATTCCACAGTGACTGGCAAAAGATTGCTGACGCTAAAGCCAATCACAGCACACAGGAAGATGACTCTGCTAATCATGCGTTCTCCCTTGGTGGTGTGCAGGTATGGATGTCGTTTGTGCGTTTGCCGCATCGTGGACAATAGTTTTGCTCTGTGCGCTGTGGTGGGTGGGTGAAAAGTTTTGTGCCAACAGGCAATGCAGGTTCATGCCACCAAGACATTGTTATGTCTGCCCCTGTTTCACTTGTGACTGTCGCCACAGGCTCTTGGCTTTCAAGCTCTGCAATCGCTCGGCGAAAAAAAACCTCAAGCTGGTCACAAACTGTTGGCGCATGAGGCTCAGTCAACAGCAGTTGATATGCCTGTTTCATTGCTTCAATCATTCCTTCATGCTCCTGATGTAGATAGCAAAGCTGCTGATGGTGTCTTTGCCAAACGATTCCATGCGCTCGATGGCTTGAGCCACCTCTTCAATGATGTGGTTGCGGTAGGGATTCAATGATTCCACCCTGCTCCGCAATTCTTGGACAGCCTGTTCAGCAGACTCCACACGCTGCTCAACCTGCCGCTTGCGCCATAAGCTTTCATCCATGTGTACTCCTGTTCTTTAACCTGCCAGCCTTGCGAAAGATCGTGAGCAAACCCTTGTACGGCACACCAAACCGCTCGGCAATGACCTTCTTGCTGAAGCCCTGGTCATGCAAACTGAAAGCCCTGCGCTCGTCAATCAGAATAGGCTTGCGACCAGATCCTTTTCTAGCTCCACCCTTCATTTAAGATTCTCCATGCTGTTGCGGCGCACAATGGGACTTGTCCGTTGCCAATGGCTTTAAGTCTGTCCACCCTGGCGGGAACATCATTAGCCACTCGACCCACGTTGGGTTCAACTGACCACCATTGTTTGTCCCCAAATGTGCCATTACACCCAAGCCTGGTGACTTCCTGTTGCCTGATGTCTGACCATCCTTCCAATCCCTTGAGTTTGGTGTGGGCCAGTTCTGCATATTGCTCACTTGATCCCTGAGATTCGCTGGCTTGCTCCTGCCAAGTCTTGTCACTGTTGCTTCCCTCAGTAGAGATTGTTCCGACTTTGGTGGCAGTTTGTCCATGGTTGTTGGGGTTGCCCACTTTTCCGACAATCCATATTCTGTCCCTCTGATGGTTTGCTCCAATGTCCGCTGCTCCCAGCACTCCCCATCTCGCATCAAACCCCATTGAGGCCAAGTCTCCAAGAACGGTTCCAAGTCCCCTAGAAGTGAGCATTGGTGAGTTTTCCACGAAGACGTATCGTGGTCGTACTTCACAAATGATGCGAGCCATTTCTTTCCACATTCCTGACCGCTCTCCGTCAATTCCTGTGCCTTTTCCTGCGGCTGAGATGTCTTGGCATGGAAACCCGCCAGATACGACATCAACAATGCCTTGCCATGGTCGTCCGTCAAAGGTTTGAACGTCATCCCAAATCGGGAAAGTCGGGAGAAGTCTGTCATTTTGTCGGGCGCACAGTACGCTTGCTGGATAGGCTTCCCACTCGACGGCGCAGACTGTTCTCCATCCGAGGAGATGTCCCCCAAGTATTCCTCCAACAGCACCTGCGAAAAGAGCCAGCTCATTCATTGCATCCCCATAGGATCTTCATCGCTCAGGCAATCCCTGACCCGCTTCAGCTCCCTTGCCAGCATCACCATCAACTGGCTGTTGGCACTGAAAGCCTCAGACATCTGCTCAAACTGGCGCTCAAGATGGCTGATGCGCTGCTCCAAAGTCTCTTCTGTCATGGCAATAACTCCAATACTGTTACCTCAATGCAAGGTGAACCATATGCCTTGCTCCCATGTAACTCACACACCTGGCTGTCATCCACCCACAGAATGCCGTTGCCAGCGTCCATGATGGCCTTGATGTAGTTGTCCAGATCAGGCTTGCCAACTGGCCTAAGCACACCTGTCTCCGCTTGGAGCCGCTTGGCCTTTGACCAGCTCACAGGAATAGCCTTGTAGACCCGCACAGACAGGGCTACAGGCGTGTCCAAGGGAGACTGGCTACCCATGGCTTCTCTGGCTGCTTGGGCTATCTCCTGCTCCCAATTGGCTGTCTTCTGCGGGGTGTACGTCCGAACAAATCCCCCTTGACGAGCGAATCTCGGCCTCCCTTTCCCCACAGGCTCGCCAAAGACGCTGAAATTCACCATCAAAGTCATCAAGATCCCCTGTTATTTGCAAAGCTCTGTTCACTACGCTGTCGGGCATTGGCCTGCCCTCTTTCACGCAATCCAACACTCGGATGGC